GCCGTGGTGACGTAGCCAGCGCCGGTGCCTGCCGCGGTTAGGGCGGTGCCTGCAGGCAGGGTCGTGCCAGTGGTGCCGGTGAAGGTGGCGGTGCCGGCTGCAGCTGCAGCTGCGCGCCGATAGATCCCGACCAGCGCCGCCCACGCCTCAAGGTATTCGTCCTGCGCGGTGAACGGGGTTGCCTGCAGGGCGATCCAGTCGAGGTAGCCGAACAAGCCCTGTGCCTGCCCGGCCAGGGCGGTTGCCAGGGCGCGCTCGGGGCTGAAGCGCAGCAGCGACGGCAGATTAAGGCTGGTGGCGACATCGGCCTGCGCCTGCTCGATCAGGGCCGAAAGCGTCGGGCGCTCGAAGGGCATGCGTCAGGCCTCCCAGGCCCATTCGTAGGACAGCGCGCGCCTGGTGCCGTCGCGCTGGTAAAGGGTGATGCGGGCGCCGAGCAGCCGCGGCTGCGTCCATTCGGTCTCCACCTCCAGCCGGGCGGCGATCCCGTCGTCGACGACCCATTGCAGGGCTTCGAGGAGGTAGTCCTTTGCCCGGCGGAGCGTCTCGGTGGTGCGCTTCGCCCGGAGCAGCAGCCACATGCGGCTGCCGATCGGCCGGGTGGCGTAGCTGTCGCCCCACCAGCCGCGAAGGTCTGCATCGTCGACCGGATCGTCGGCGCGGGCCCGGCGGTCGCTGAAGATCGACACCAGCACCGCGGCCGATAGCGCGTCGCCGGTGCCGAGGCTGGCGGGCTGCAGGATTAGGTCGGCGGCGCCGCGGGTGTTGTCCCACTGCAGGGCAAGGGTCGGCATCGCGCCTCCTAGGGAACGGGGGTGCCGGTCTGCGCCGTGCCGACTTGCACGCCCGTGTGCTTGTGGGTCTTGAGGCTGATCGTGCCGGCCTTCACATCGCCGGTCGCTTCGATCGACCCGTCGATGCGCAGGGTCGGCACGCCGGTGATGGTCAGATCATGCCCGGCGCCCTTTATGCTGATGCCACCGCGGCCGAGCCGGATCTCGTGCCCGAGGTCGTCGTGCAGCGCCACTTCGCCCTCGGCCAGGTTCCGCAGGCGATAGCGCCGGTCGCCGGTGGCGATCACCAGGCCCGCACCGCGGTCGCCGGACAGGAAGGCGACCAGGGCATCGGCGCCCGCCTTCGGCCGGCTGGTGAAGCCGTACTCGCACAGCCTGAAGCGGTCGTCGTGGATCTCGCCGGCGCCGAAGTGGGCCTGCACGGTCTGCGTCGGTCCGTCATCCTTGCTGGCGGTGATGCGGGCCAGGCCGAGGCCTGACAGGATGCGGCGGAACAGCCGCTCGCCCATGCTGCCGTCCATCATCGCGGCTGGCTTTCGCCGAGCGCCGCCGCCATCTGCCCGTTCCACGGCTGCAGGATGGTCGGTTGCGGCTGCAGGGCTTCGGGCGGCATTAGGATCACGTCGGCATGCGTCCCTTCGCGCCCGCGGCGGTAAGTCACCTCGACGATGACCCAATCCCGCCCGACCACCTTCAGCGCCGGAATGTCGATCCGCGCCAGCTGGTTCGGCTCCCACAGCTGCCCGGCGCGATCGCGCCAGCTGTCGACCGTCACGGTGATAGCCTGGCTGCGACCGTAGCGCCGGGCGAGCTCCCATTGCGCGCGGTCCTTCGCCAGCTGGTCGCCGCCCCACACCGGATCGAGCATGATGACGCGCCGGCGCTTGCGCGGCTCGCCATCGGCCCGGTTGCTGGTGCTGCTCGCGTCCTCGAAGCGCGCGACCCGGTTCCAGCCGGGGTTGCCGCCGACCGCCGCCTGCACGTCGCCGAGGGCATTCATCGGCAGAATGAGCACGTCGTAGTGGGTGAAGCGCTGGTCCCACGAGAAGATGGCCGAGGCCGCCTCGACATTGACGCCCTGCTCGAAGCCCGAGGCGTGCGCCTTGCTGCCCACCTGCGCCAACACCAGGTTGCCTTCGGGGTCATCGTAGGCGAGCAGCTTCGCGTAGCGCGCGACCCGCTCGATGATCTCGAAGGGCGTCTCGGTCAGGTTCGCCAGATGCTGCGGGATGGTCGGGCCGGGCCCGTCAGGGGCGCTGACGCTGATCCCGTGCGGCGCGGCGAAGCGCTCGGCCAGGGCGAGGGCGCTGACCGCCGACAGCTGCGTCGGCACATCGTTGCCCTGCTCGTCCTCGAAGATCGCGGCACTGTCGACCAGGTCGGCGCACTTACTGCGCCCGCTGATGGCGACGCCGTGCGTCATGCGCGAGATGCTCGGCGCGTAGCGATCGACATAGCCGGTCAGCGCTAAGTCGCCCTGGATCTCCACCCTGCAGGTCGCGGCCGGCGGGATGTCCAGCGCCGCCGCCTGCGGCTGGCTCTCGGTGGCGAGCAGATCGAAGCTGGACGGCATGCGCTCGACGCCGCGGGTGATGCGCACCTCCTGCCAGCCGGTGAAGACCTTGCCGCCGATCACCAGCCCGACTTCGTCGCTCGTCTCCGGAGCCTTCCCGGCGACGACCATCGGCGGAAGCTCGGCCGAAGGGCCCGGCTCGGTGCCGGCTTCGGCGGGCGGTGCCGGCTGCGGGGCGCTGATGGCGCCGTTCACCGATCCCGGGTCCGCATGCTGACAGGCAGGAATAGGGGCGACCGGGCGCCGCTGTAGGCGACCAGCTCATCGGCGCGCTCGGCGCTGCCGTACAGCCGATGCGCCAGCACCAGGGCGGGCAGCTGCGCCGGTGTGGTGACGGTCCGCAGCCGCGCCAGGTCGGCGCCGCGGGCGGTCAGATCCCGGGCGACGGCGGTGCGCAGGGCGCGGAAGGCGGCATAGGTGCGGTCGTCGCCGGTGTCAGCCGCGCGAATTTCCTCTGCCTGCAGCAGCCCGCAGACCAGGTCGCGCACCGCCACCGCGGCGTCATAGGAGGGCGGCTGGTATTCGGCGCTGGCCCGCGCCAGGCTGGTCAGCGCCGCGCGGCGGCATAGGGCTTCCGCCGCTGCCTCGCCTGCCCTGCGCGCCTGCGACGGCGCAGCATCGCCCGCCGGGGCGCCCTCGGGCACCGCCGCCAGGCCGGCCAGGAGGCGCAGCTGGTCGACCGGATCGACGGCGGCGGCGCGCAGGCCTTCAGCCAGCGCCCGCACCGCGGCGGCGAAGTCTGACAGAGCGGTCACAGGCGGTTCCATGCGGCTTCGAGGTTGGTGCCGAGGCGCTCGACGCTCGAGCGCGCGGAGGCGGCGCGGTTGACGTAGCCGCTGACCATGCTGGTGCCCGACTGCACCTTGCCGAGCAGGTTCGTGACGGGCCGGATGAAGCGGCCGAGCGCGCGATCGGCGCCCGGGATCAGGCCGGTGACGCTGCGCAGGGTGCTGGTGGCATCGCCGACGAAGCGCTGCGCCATGCCGACGTAGTTGCGCGCCGTCTTCACCACGCCCTCGACCGCCGCCTTGCCCTGGCTGAACGCCGCCTTCGCCCGGGTCAGGAAGTCGCCCTCGGCCGCTGCGTCGGCGGCATCAGCCAGGCTGGCCACCTCGCCGGCGGTCGCCGTGGCGCTGGCGGGATAACGGCGCTCGCTGGCGCGGACGAAGAGAAAGTCGAGCTCGACAACCCTGCCGTTGTCCCACGCTTCGCTGGCGCGGAAGCCGATGCAGGCGACGGTCAGGCTGCCCTGCAGCGGGTGGATGAGCTCGCCGGTGCCCGGCTGCTGCACCGCTTCCTGCATCTGCTGCAGCAGCGAGGCGACATCGTCGCCCACCAGGCGCCCGGCCACCTGCCAGGCGTTCCGGCCCTGGCCCAAATCTTCGACCCACACGCCGTCTTCGCGGAACGGATACTCATGCACCGCCGTGCGGCGCGCGAGATCCGCCTCGCCGGTCAGCCAGGCGAAGGGCACGCCGCGGAAGCTGGCCGGGCGGAGGCCGCTGGTCCAGGCGGTCACGGCGCGACCGCCGAAGGCATGGCGCGCTCGATGCGCACCGGATCGACCCTGATCCCGCCGGTGGCCGAGGCAGCGGCGCGGGTGCCGGCCGGGGCGCCGGCGATCTCGACCCGCACCGTGACCTCGCCGCCTGCGCCGCCTCCTGCGATCCTGCCCTGCAGGGCAGAAAGGCTCTCGGCGGTGCGCGCACGGGCGACCGCTTCGGCCTCCGT